TTTTTTTTTTTTTTTTTTTTTTTTTTTTTTTTTTTTTTTTTTTTTTTTTTTTTTTTTTTTTTTTTTTTTTTTTTGAAAGAATAATACTATCCTAAATGAGGAAATGAAAGTCTAATGGGTGGAGCGCGGGCCAATTGCGCGTTAAAATTTCGTATTGCTTTTTGTTTGTTTGTAGGCGGGTAATACTAGAAGAGAGTTAAATTAAGAAAGTTATTGTTTTTTGTCTTTTGTGATAGAAGTGCAACTTAAATACGTAGAGATAAAATATCGTCAAGCTCAAGAATTCGGGTTCTGGTCTGGTTGTAGGCAGTGGTAGGGTTAAAATTTCTCGAATTTCTCGAGGAACTCCTCCCTAGCAGCACCATAGGTTTTTGTCAACATTGGTTTGTGGTGGTGATTCAAGACGTTGTTGACGCGACGTCGAAAATCTTCGTAGAAAGCTTCTCCATGATGTACGGAAAAGCGGAGAGCATCGTCCATGTTCGAATAGAACAATTCGTAAGGGTCACCATGAATGGTGACCCAGTTGCAAAGCTCGTAAATCACCTTCGGCGACATTTTCATGTGCCAGATGGTCCGGAACTGAGTGTCCCTCTCAAAGGTTGATTTGAGGAACTCGAATTGATCAAAACTGACGTAGGGTTCAATGTCTCCTTCTACTTTTGTTGGTGGTGTGCTCGCTGTGCCATAATGTTTGAAAATGGCATGAATGTTCGTGTGGTTGTAGATGGGGGCACATTCATCATCAACTACACCTCCGCCGTCATCTCCGACAGCGTACTCAACGCAATGATCGTCTTTAGCGTTGCAGTCTGCAAGGTCTTTCCGTCCGTGAATTTCCATCAATTCACACCAGTTCGCATAATTCTCAATGGTATGGACATCAGAGTTCGTGTAGGCAGTATCTCCTTTTCCGGAAGGCATTCCTTGAAAGGTTAGATACACGGTGTTTCCCACAATATGAATTCGATGAGCATTTCCAAAGCGAAAGTGGTCACGGCGTGTTTTGTTGTCCGAATCGTGATCGTGTAGGTTCATGAATTGGTTGGTGGCGATGTAAGAGTCGTCGATGTCGTTAGCTGAGAGATTGCCGTCCCATTCTGCTACGTCAAGCATGATAAATTTCGTTCCCATGCGAGTCATAGAGTTCATAAGGCGGGTTACATCTGGGCCATGATTGTCGAGCCCTAATGCTGAGCCACCTGATAGGAAGCACTCTAGTTGTAGGGCGCGTGCACAAGCATACAGTCGGTTGAAGGTAATGAGCCAAGCAACGTTGTGAATGTTGAAGAATCTGGTCTTGTAGAGTCTGTGCATGCTACGCCTTTCATCCTTGAGTGTATCCAAGAAAATGTTCTGGCGTATGTTTC